CGATGGGCGCTTCGTTACTGGCAAAAGGGATATTTCAAGTCGAACTGGAAGGTGTGCCGGGCAGCTTCTTGCTGGAGAATCTCGGTTATACCTTTGGTTTTATTATCGTCATTATGGCCCGCCAGCAATTATTTACCGAAAATACCGTGACTGCGGTACTACCCGTCATGCAAAAACCGACAATGAGCAACGTCGGCTTACTTATACGGTTATGGGGCGTCGTGCTGCTGGGTAATATTCTCGGGACAGGTATTGCGGCGTGGGCATTTGAATATATGCCTATCTTCAATGAAGAAACTCGCGATGCATTTGTCAAAATCGGCATGGATGTGATGAAGAACACCCCCAGCGAGATGTTTGCCAACGCGATCATTTCCGGCTGGCTGATCGCCACTATGGTTTGGATGTTTCCTGCAGCGGGTGCGGCAAAGATTGTGGTGATTATATTGATGACCTGGCTTATTGCCCTGGGTGACACCACCCATATCGTGGTCGGTTCTGTTGAAATCCTCTATCTGGTGTTTAACGGTACGCTGCACTGGAGCGATTTCATCTGGCCCTTCGCACTACCTACTTTAGCGGGGAACATCTGCGGCGGCACCTTTATCTTCGCGTTAATGAGTCATGCACAGATTCGTAACGACATGAGCAATAAGCGTAAAGCAGAAGCACGCCAAAAAGCAGAACGTGCGGAAAACATTAAGAAAAATTATAAAAACCCGGCATAAATGGCGAGGGTTTAAGCAATCGAGCGGCAGCGTACTTACCCCGCACTCCATTAGCGGGTATACTCATGCCGCATTGTCCTCTTAGTTAAATGGATATAACGAGCCCCTCCTAAGGGCTAATTGCAGGTTCGATTCCTGCAGGGGACACCATTTATCAGTTCGCTCCCATCCGTACCAGTCCGCAAAATCCCCTGAATATCAAGCATTCCGTAGATTTACAGTTCGTCATGGTTCGCTTCAGATCGTTGACAGCCGCACTCCATGACGGGTAAAAAGTGGATAAAATAATTTTACCCACCGGATTTTTACCCATGCTCACCGTTAAGCAGATTGAAGCAGCAAAGCCGAAAGAAAAACCATACCGCCTTCTCGATGGTAATGGCCTGTACCTTTATGTCCCTGTGTCAGGGAAAAAGGTATGGCAGCTTCGCTACAAGATTGACGGTAAGGAGAAAATCCTGACCGTCGGAAAATATCCGCTTATGACTTTGCAGGAGGCAAGGGATAAAGCATGGACTGCGAGGAAAGACATCTCGGTTGGCATCGATCCTGTAAAGGCGAAAAAGGCTTCGTCTAACAACAATTCCTTTAGTGCGATTTACAAGGAATGGTACGAGCACAAGAAGCAAGTATGGTCAGTAGGGTATGCAACTGAACTTGCCAAAATGTTTGACGACGACATTTTACCTATCATTGGCGGCCTTGAAATTCAGGATATTGAGCCGATGCAACTGCTGGAAGTAATCCGCAGGTTTGAAGATCGCGGTGCAATGGAACGAGCCAACAAAGCACGCAGAAGATGCGGCGAGGTTTTCCGTTACGCTATTGTCACCGGAAGGGCTAAATATAACCCGGCACCTGACCTTGCTGACGCCATGAAGGGATACCGCAAGAAGAACTTCCCGTTTCTTCCTGCAGACCAGATCCCGGCATTCAACAAAGCACTGGCAACATTTTCAGGAAGTATCGTATCGCTCATTGCGACCAAAGTTTTACGCTACACAGCCCTAAGAACGAAAGAGCTTCGTTCCATGCTATGGAAGAACGTCGATTTTGAAAATAGGATTATCACCATCGACGCCAGTGTGATGAAAGGACGCAAAATTCATGTGGTTCCTATGTCAGACCAGGTAGTTGAACTTCTCACTACGCTAAGCTCCATCACCAAACCAGTCTCAGAGTTTGTTTTTGCCGGGCGCAACGATAAGAAGAAGCCAATCTGCGAGAACGCGGTACTGCTTGTGATCAAACAAATCGGCTATGAGGGTCTGGAAAGCGGTCACGGATTCAGGCATGAATTCAGCACGATTATGAACGAGCACGAATGGCCTGCTGACGCTATTGAAGTGCAACTGGCACATGCAAACGGCGGATCTGTGCGTGGGATTTACAACCATGCTCAGTATCTCGATAAACGCAGAGAAATGATGCAATGGTGGGCGGACTGGCTTGATGAGAAGGTGGAGTGAGCGACCTTAACAACTATCGAATAGCACAAAGTCTTGCAATCCAGTGCAAAGCTTTGTGTGTATAAGTTTTGTCTCATCAACCACAGCAAGTATCGATCGATTAAGACTTGGATGATAGACTTCATTCCTTTGATTATTAGCTGATAGAAGAAATGTTAAAGCTATTTGCAAAGTACACCTCTATTGGTGTGCTGAACACCCTTATACACTGGGTGGTTTTTGGTGTTTGTATCTATGTCGCGCATACAAACCAAGCTCTTGCAAACTTCGCAGGTTTCGTTGTGGCTGTGAGCTTTAGCTTCTTCGCGAATGCAAAATTCACATTCAAGGCATCGACTACAACGATGCGCTACATGCTATATGTTGGGTTCATGGGGACACTGAGTGCTACTGTTGGATGGGCTGCTGATAGATGCGCACTTCCCCCGATGATAACTCTTGTCACCTTCTCCGCCATCAGCCTGGTGTGCGGTTTCGTCTATTCAAAGTTCATTGTCTTTAGGGATGCGAAATGAAGATATCTCTTGTAGTTCCTGTCTTCAATGAAGAAGAAGCGATACCAATTTTTTATAAAACGGTACGTGAATTCGAAGAATTGAAGTCATATGAAGTGGAAATCGTTTTCATAAATGACGGCAGCAAAGACGCTACGGAGTCAATCATTAATGCTCTGGCTGTTTCAGATCCTCTAGTTGTTCCGCTGTCATTTACACGCAACTTTGGTAAAGAACCAGCATTGTTTGCAGGGTTAGACCATGCAACCGGGGATGCGATAATCCCAATTGATGTTGACCTGCAAGACCCGATTGAGGTTATTCCTCATCTTATTGAAAAATGGCAAGCAGGTGCTGATATGGTTCTTGCTAAAAGATCTGACCGCTCAACTGATGGACGCCTGAAGCGAAAAACGGCTGAGTGGTTCTATAAGCTCCACAATAAAATAAGCAATCCTAAAATTGAAGAGAATGTTGGTGATTTCAGGCTGATGAGCCGTGATGTTGTCGAAAATATTAAACTTATGCCAGAACGAAACCTTTTCATGAAAGGTATTCTGAGCTGGGTAGGAGGAAAGACAGATATTGTTGAATACGTGCGAGCGGAAAGAATTGCTGGAGATACAAAATTTAATGGATGGAAACTTTGGAATTTAGCACTTGAGGGTATTACAAGCTTTTCCACATTCCCTCTTCGCATCTGGACATACATAGGGTTAGTGGTAGCCAGTGTAGCATTTATTTATGGGGCGTGGATGATTTTAGATACTATCATATTTGGAAATGCTGTTAGGGGATATCCTTCACTACTTGTTTCAATACTGTTTTTAGGTGGAATTCAGATGATTGGAATAGGAGTATTAGGTGAATATATTGGACGCACATACATTGAAACCAAAAAACGCCCGAAATACATCATCAAGAGAGTCAAAAAATGAATAAAGCAATAAAAGTATCATTGTATATATCTTTTGTTTTGATTATTTGCGCCTTATCTAAAAACATAATGATGTTAAATACATCTGATTTCGGAAGAGCCATTAAGCCATTAATTGAAGACATACCAGCATTTACATATGACTTACCTTTATTGTATAAATTGAAAGGTCATATTGATTCAATTGATAGCTATGAGTATATAAGTTCATATAGTTATATTTTGTATACATACGTCCTGTTTATTAGCATTTTTACTGAATATCTTGATGCTAGGGTGTTATCGTTATTTCTAAAAGTAATATATATTTATTCATTATATGCGATATTTACTTCATATATAAAAACAGAAAGGTATGTAACTTTATTTACATTCTTTATTTTAGCTTTTCTTATGTGTTCTTCATCAACACTGTCAATGTTTGCATCATTCTATCAAGAGCAAATAGTTATAATTTTCCTTCCATTTTTGGTGTATTCATTAACATGCAAAAACAATAAATCTATGCTTTTGCTATTTTTTTCGTTGCTAATAATATCTACTGCTAAAAATCAATTTATATTAACCCCACTAATAGTGTATTCATATTATATTTTTTTTGATAGACACAAACTAATTATTAAATCTGTAATATGCGTGGTGTGCTTGCTTGCGTCAATATTTGCAATATCTTATTCAAAAGGTGTTGTTGAATTAAATAAGTACCATGCAACATACTTCGGTAGTTATCTTTATATGAAAAACAACGGGTATAAAATGCCATCGTATGTTGATGATAAGTGTGTTGGGTTAGATGCCTGGGGTAATAAATTCGACATATCATTTGGCGCAACCCCAACAGAAGTTGGAACGGAATGTTTCGAATCTCATAAAGATGAAACGTTTTCGAATGCACTCTTTTTATTGGTTAGCAAACCAAGCACCATCTTCAAACTTCCATTTGATGATGGTGTGATGTCTCAGTATAAAGAAAATTATTTCCATGTATATAAAAAACTACACGTAATATATGGAGAATCAAACATACTAACGACTATTACTAACATAAAAGACAATATATTTAAAAACATTAGATTTATATCATTGTTATTATTTTTTATTGCTTCTATTTTTATTAGAAATAATAAAATAAAGGCATCTTTATTTGTAGTATCTCTTTTTGGAATATCTCAATTTTATGTGTCATTTTTCGGGGAAGGATATAGAGATTTAAGCAAGCATTTATTTGGAATGTATTTTTCGTTCGACCTTTGCTTATACATAACAGTCGTTTTTTTAATTTATAAAATAATTCAAAGAAATCAAGACAATAGCGATGTAAAGCACTAAGTTTAAATTGCGCGCCAATCATGGCGCGCACAAGCTATAATACCAACCTAATTTCTCCTCCTCTTAGAGTGACTATATCTCCTGATAGAATTGCGGTATTGACTATCAAATGCCCTGATTCGTTGTTTATTGTAATATCTCCTCTATCTGCAGACGATAACTTAAATGCATCATTGCCCACAACAAACCCCCTCCAGAACCAAGTGCTGATATTATCATCAACAGTGATAGATACATATACTAACTGATTATCGTTATAAGTGATTCCTGTCTTATACTTAACATAAGGACTTCCACTTTGATTCTCGATAGACACATAACATCCAGGGGTTATGTTTGTATGCGTCCCGCGACTATCGCCCCATTAACGCCATACGATAAATGGGATGGTGAGAAATGGGTGACGGATACCGAGGCACAGCATAGCGTCGCAGTAGATGCAGCAGAAGCACAGCGCCAGTCGCTGATTGATACTGCAATGGCTTCCATTAGTCTGATTCAACTGAAATTACAGGCTGGGCGGAAGCTGATGCAGGCAGAGACCTCCCGACTTAACACTGTGCTGGATTACATTGACGCGGTGACGGCAACAGATACCAGCACCGCGCCGGATGTCATCTGGCCTGAACTGCCGGAGGAGTAGGCCATTCAATATCTGGCGCACTGGAAGTATCGACCAGCTCCAGTGCGTCCAGATAATCCAGCCACAAATTATATTGCGCCAGTTCCTCACCTTTCAGACGACCAATAGCCGCTTTACCAGCCCATTGTTTACTGTTCATATAATCGTTGGCCTGATTAATCAATTGCTGCTTTTTCAGTTCGGCTGCAGCAATCTGTTCCTCATGTGTTGGTGGTGGAATTTCAGACCATGCAGGAAAACCATTTTCTCCAGCGATACGGATTTTTCCTTTCGGCGGTAATCCGGAAAACTCAATATACACTTGCTCATCAACTTCAACAGCATCATCTGGCCATGAGCCAGCTTGCGTGTAATCCTCTTTCATCTCCAAGGGATAGAAAGAGTTTGTAGTCGCGGAATATATGTAATTCATTTTTCACTCCATAAAGTTAAAAGAAATTAACACCCTAATGCGAAAAATGAAGCACCGATACCGGGTACGCCTGCTCTGGAAATAAATTTCACCGGGTCCTGGTTATAACCGGCACAAGCTATATAGCCAACATTTGCACTGCCGGGAGTGTAATCCTGAGTCGCAAATACCCGCAGACATCTATTCGGAAATGCAATCGGAAAATAGGTTACTGTGTCCTGAGACGTCAGCGGAACATCAATTGGCCCCCATTGAATAATTAAACCGGATGGCAATTTTTGATATCCAGGAACTGAAGCAGAAAGCATAAAACTACCCATATCAGGTATCTGATTCGCCCCTGTCCCTACATTTCTTTTAGCCGCTTCTCCCAAACCAAGGTTTTCGAGAGCCTTTTGCACCGTGCCGTCCAATTTGATATCGCCAAACGGATTCTTGCGGCTTAACAGCAGCGCACGAAGCGCGGTAAGCAGCTGGTCATGCCGCCCCTTCTCCAGGCT